GTTGTCAATGTGTACATATATTGTAGAAAATAACCACCAACAAATTGTTTTACTGGAGAAGTAAATGTAGGTTCAGTTGATAATGCGATTTTGTTTCCAGAAGAATTTAAATTATACAAAACTTTGTAAACTCTAAAATCTGAAGTTATGAAAAAAAATGTAGAATCAAAAAGATTACTTGCACCAGTTTGATTTGAAGGATTAGCTGCACTGATGTTATGTTCATACATATCGTAAGTAGTACCAGATGTATATGTTCTTCTAGGAACACCTCTTGATACATCAGAAGCTGCAATCGCATTTGCACCTAACATTGAATCCCATCTATAATTTTCTGATGTAATATCATCTACTGGAGTTGGTGGAGAAATATCACTTCCACCAGAAGTTCCACTAGTAAAAGGAGTTGATTTTCCTACAAACATATAATAGTTTTCGTTTGTTTCAGAAAATGATTCCTCAAACTGAGCGGCATTTATTTGTCTAAATTTTTCTGTGATAATTGCAGCCATTGTTATTCCTTCTTACTATTTAGTCCATCTTATGATGGTTCTTTTGGCCAAGTAACTTTATTTACTTTGTCCTCAGTATCTAATCCATTTGTCAAATCTCTTAACTCTTGTCTATAAGTTTTCCAAGAATCACTCATGCTTACATCAGAATTTGCCATCCAATCTGACTGTGCAAGTTTATTATTTCTTTCCATTCTTAAACCAGCAATCGCTCTATCGTAAGCTCCTTTTGCCCACTCTACATCTCTTGCTTCAAGTTCTTTAATTTCTGTTTCGGTCAAAGGTACTTTTTCACCATTAACCATTTTGTGCGTGTATGCCATTTTTATCTCCTATGACTTATTACTTTGCTAATCCATACAAACTAAATGTTCCATCTGCAATATTTCCACTACTAAAACTCCATTCTATAAAATTAATAACAGAAGTATTTTCAAAATAATATCCGTCTTGACCACAAAAATCACTATTGTTAGATTGCTCAAGAACATAATGATGCTCTATTGCTAAATAAGAATTAGAATCTCTCATACCAGAAATATGAAAAGTTCCTGCCGCTTGATGGTTAGCATCATTACCCAATCCATATGAACTGTTGGCATAATCACTTGGTGTTTGAGCATTACCACCAGTGCTAGCAGAACCTAATCTTGTATAATGATAACCATAATTAAAAGTTCCAGTTAAAAAAGAATTTCCATTATCTGTTGAATATCTTGACCTAAAAGTTGCTGCATCAGTAACTGGTTTTAAACCCTCATATTCAAGGATATATTTACTATAAGTATCAGTAATAAGTGAACTATCAAAAGTTACAGTTGCTGTAGCTGATGTAACATCAGTTGTATTTAACAAAACCAACCCACCAGCACTTCCAAATTCAAATGCAGTTCCAGAAGAATTAACTTTAAGTGCAGTACCACTAGCACCTAAAGTGTTAATGTTAAACAATCCAATTTTATCTACAAAAGTTTCGTCAAATAATATTCTGTGATTTGCATTTGAACTAGAACCATCAGTACCATCTAAAACTAAAAAATCACCAGCATCAGCAGTACCATTTGTAGAATTTAAAATGATAGAATCTGATGAAATATTATTTACTGCTGCTGATTGTAACTCATCACGAGTTACTGCACTAGAAGAAATTTCTGTTGAACCAACTGCATCATTTGGAATTTTTGCAGAGGTGACATTATCATCTAAAATCTTTGCAGTGGTGACAGCATTATCTGCAATCTGTGTTGTTGCAATCGCTCCAGATTGTATTGCACCTACTGGTATTTTACTTATTGGCATCTATGAAACCTTCTTTCCGAAGTAACCAGTTTTTTCATCAATTTTTCTAGTTTCACCTTCTTTAGTTGCATCATAAGGTGTTTCTGGTAATTCTATATAAGTTGAACCATCTGGTCTTTTTAATTTTGCACCACCAGTCGGTGATTGTTTTGTTATTCTAGTTACCATCTTAATTCCTTTTATTTATTATATTTATCACAATTTATTTCCATTGTAAAGACACTCCGTGTATTTTATTTGCACCTTCAAGAGATGCACCAACTATTTTCCAACGAAGTCTAACTTGTGGTGATGCACTTCCAGTTAATGGAGTTGAACCACTAAAAATCTTAATACCACTTGACCCAGCAGAGTACCCCTCATCGGTTAATGTAACAGAATTAAATGTTGTATTATCTCTGGTTACACTTGCACTAATCTCTGAATTTATATCATCACCTAACTCTGCAAAAATTACTATTCGTGCTGTACTCGGTGTTGCATTTGCAGTAAATGTATCAGATATTAAAGTCATACTTGTACTTGAAACTTGTTGTTGTGATGCAGATACAATTACAATTCCAGAACCACCAGCACCACCAGTAACATTTCCTCCACCTGGCGTTGCACTCGCACCACCACCTCCACCATTACCAGTATTTGCAGTTGCATCTGGGCCATTATATGTAGTTCCCTCTGGGCCACTCGCACCACCAGCTGCATAAGTTACTGGTGAAGAACCATCTGCAATAGTATATGCAAGACCAACACCGCCTGGATTATTTGAATTTTGTGGATTAGTTGGTAAGTTATCAGTTCCTATTCCACCAGCTCCTCCACCACCAGAACCATCTCTATGCCCATCTGGTGGAGTGTTTGGGTCTGCTTGTGAACCAACACCACCTCTGTTTCCAAAACCACCAGGCGAATTTACTGGTAACACACTTGGTGATAAACCAGTTGGGTGATTTGCAACTTGTGTACTTGTTCCAATAAGGTGAGGGCCTTGTGGGCCTGGACTTGATGGTAAACCAGTTGCTGGTAATGGTAATGCATCTGAACCAAATTTTTCTCCTACTGGATTATATGTTGGAGCAACTGGGCCCATATCTGGAACTTTACCACCAATACCACCCCCAGAACCGCCAGGTCTTCCTAAGAAATAACTTTGTGGGAAACTAGATGCGCTACCACCTTGTCCACCACCTTCACCTACCAAAGGTAATGGACTTGGATGATTAAAACTTGAGTCTGCACCATTGTTCGCACTACCAAGACCATATTCTGGAGTTTCTGAACCACCAGCACCTACAACATATGCATAAGTAGAACCACCAGTAACTGGATAGTTTGGATAGTAAACTAAACCACCAGCACCACCACCTCCAGTTCCGTCAGACCTACTACCACCACCAGCACCCCCACCACCAACAATAAGAACATTTACATTTGTAGTTGTTGGTTCTGCTGTATAGTTTCCACTACCAGAGGTATAAGAAGTTATTTCGGTTGTATTAGGGACAGGCCCTGCTGATTTATTTTCAAAGAAATCTGAAGTTGCATCATAAACTGCGTTAGAATTTTCAGCAGTATCTACACCAGTGTTATCGTGAAATTCGTCTACTACACCATCTATCAAATTAAATACAGTTAAACCATCATTGACTGCAAGTTTGAAACCTAAAACACCAATGTTAAATGCATTACTATCTACTGCGTTGTCTGGATTTAATTTTGTTTGTAATTTTGCTTCAGTTATAACACCATCGGTTATATTAATACCATCAACTCTTGTTGTCATAACTTATCCCCATTGTAATGCAACACCGTGTATTTTATTTTCAGCAGTCTGATTACTACCAACAATTTTCCAACGAACTTGTACTTGAGGACTTGCAGTTCCAGTTAATGGAGTAGAACCAGTAAATATTTTTGTACCACTACTACCACTTACATAACCAGTATCTGTTAATGTAATTGCATTATAGGTTGTGTTATCTCTGGTTGCAGAAACTGTTACATCTGTATTTAAATCATCACTTATCTCTGCAAATAAAACTATTCTTGCTTTTGTTGGTACTGAGTTTGCAGTAAATGTATCTGATACTAATGTGCTACTTGTAGCTGTAGTTAAAGACTCCATTTCTAATACGACTAGTTGTCCACTTCCACCATCACCGCCTGCAACATTAACATAACGACCATCAGAACCACCTGGCCCACCACCGTGTGAACCACCTCCACCACCAGTGTTTGCAAAACCAGCGTAATTAGCATCAGCTGATGGAGTTGTATCACTTGGTGATTGTGGTTCGTGGTTTCCGTCACCACCACCACCAGCACCACCTTCTGTTTCGCCGCCTGGTGTATATCTACCACCAGAACCACCACCAGCAACTTTACCATCTGGGTGTCCATAACCAGCAGGAAACCAATTTAATTGTGGATTAGGAGGCCCTACATCAATACCAGTACCACCAGCACCAGCATTTGCACCACTAGCAGCTGCACCTTGAGCACCAGCACCTCCTCCACC